CAAAGAATACCACAGTACCAAGTGAGGCAGGTTGCGCTTGTGCCGGCGCGAAGTCTACCTCGGTGTGGACCGAACGTAATTCGTTAGGACAGTCTGTTCCTTCTGCGAAGCAGCGTGCATCAGCAGTTCCCCTGGGAAAGCTGAGAACTTGCACGGCTTGTTTACAACCCACTCCAGTCGCTTTGATGGAGAGTTCAATAGTGTGCCACTATTGCAGGGATATTCTTTTAAGTAAACGGCGCCCTCAGCCGACACTGTTGTCGAGTACTGACGGTCTAGCGGAGTATTTGAGACAGATTAGACTACGAACCGTTGAGAAAAATCCTGGTCCACAGGGATCAACCGAGAGTTTACACCGACAGCAAGCACAAGCTGTCGTTGATGTTCTGGTTGACTTCCTCTCGCTTTTTGGTTTCAAGCGGGAGGGCTACTCAGATTCCGGAGATGTTCAGCAGTGGTCCGAATGGATAGCTGACTCAGCAGGATGGATAAAATTTACAAAGTGGAAGATTGCGGCTTTTTACGCGCATGCGCAGGAGCGGTACCTCGAGGACAAATCTTTGCCTCCATGTCCGCTCAGGACTCTAACTGCGCACCCACTCCATCTGCTCGGCGGGAGGGCGGGACGCTTCATACGAACAATGATGCGCTCGCGGTACACCTACCGTCAAGAATTTCTCTCCTCACTGCTGCAAGTGAAGACCGGAATGCCTAGTCCAGGCCCGGCGGATCTAAGTAGTGCGAGTGCTAATACCGTTGTGACGCTAACGTCGCCACGTCTCTTCGAGAATTCTTGGGTACACAAACCTGTTGTTGTACCTGACGAAGAGGCGTTGCTACGTCCGCACGGCATAACCTCGCATGCTCAATTGGAAGAGGAGGTAAGAAGAACGACGCGCGAAATTTTTCGTGGGCTACGGTTCACGCTCCGGCGCGACCTCCTTGCCAGCATTATTACTCCATCGTTTTCGGCAAACTACGTACGTTCACGTGGGAAGCTGGGGACCTTTGGCGTGCTGGCGGATGCGGGCTACTTTGGCCGCTTACCGCAATCACCTTTGAACGTCAGAAAGGAATACTTTGAGGAGAGGATTAGCAATGATGAGGGCTTTGAGTATCATGTTACTGGACTGAGCGGTGCGCGGGATCAATTCCTGCATACCTACTTCTCTGCACTTCGTGCGGCCATGCATGAGCCGCCTGTGGCAGAGGCAGTTGCGCTTCCTGAAGCGCTGAAAGTCCGCGTGATAACTAAAGGCCCCCCTCTCACTCAATACTGTCTAACGCCACTTCAGAAATTCATGTGGCGTGTCCTGAAGGACCATCCTGCCTTTAAGCTTGTAGGCGCTCCGGATGTGACAGCTGACGACCTGCGCGAGCGAATCGGCAGGTTAGAAGACGGAAAGTTTCTTCTTTCAGGGGATTATTCAGATGCAACGAATCAGCTAGATCCGAGGTTGTCCGAGGCCGCATGGACAACGATGTGTGAGACGTGTGTCGTACCTGAGGCGCTTCGCAAATTGGGATTACGGGCATTGACCGGCCACCTCCTTGTAACGGAGGAGGGCCTTATGCCGCAGCAGTGGGGGCAGCTGATGGGGTCCATTATCAGCTTTCCTATACTGTGCCTGGTGAATGCAGCCGTCTGTCGTATGGCCATTGAGTATGACTTAGGTCATCGCGTCAGTCTTAAGGACGCAAAACTCATGGTTAACGGAGACGACTGTCTCTTCCCAGCGTCAATGCGAGGTTACAGGGCCTGGGGTGTGTTTGGAACGATGGCTGGACTGAGCCCATCTGTAGGGAAAGTATATCTTTCGCGTTCCCTCTGCAACATTAATTCAACGACCTTCACTTATGATTCGAGCGATGATGGCTTTCTCTATGAGAGAGTAAAGCTGATCCGTCTCGGCTTGGTGTTTGGCTACAAACGTGCCAGAACCATGAAGGAGGAGGAACCGTTGTATGACCCGGCGACTGGCGCTCGCCACCGGGCTATGATGCAAGAGTGTCCGCGGCCATTTCAAGAGGCCGCGCACCGCATGTACCTGCGGAAGAATCGCGAAGAACTACAGAAGGCGACTGGACAAGGTCGACCGTG